GCTTATCGAGAATGGGAATTACTTGATAAAAAAACTCAAGATAAACTTATAGACTGTCTCGAAGCAGATTCTAATTTGAGAGTAAAACTTATTCGAGATGGAAAATTTGTACCAATGTGGCCTGATTGTTTCCGATGGATTAAAAATGGTCAATATGAACAGTTTTTAGAGTTGCGCGAGCAAAAATCTAAGTCAAAATTAAATCCCATGCTTGCTAATAAAGCAAAAAATCAACCCTTTTAATTTAATGAAAAATCAACCTATGAGTTTCACAGAATATTATTTGTCTGAGAAATATAAAAACAAAGTAATTCATGAAAGTAAAAAAGGTAATTATTTAATACCTTACGTTGAAGGTTTATCGCTAAAAGTTTCTAAAGAACTTTTCACAAAATATTGGCTTGTATCATGAGACCCTACAAACCTTCCATTATGTTTACAGATAGAGAATTATGGCTGATACAAGGTGCCATAAATACCCAATGTATGAAACTTTTAAAAAAAAGAAAAATAAGCGATATTGAAGAATATGAAGCTATTGAAAAAAAATTAGGTATAGGAGTAACAAATGAAACCTTATAAAAGAGCCCCAATAGATCGCGATGTTACATTCAGACCACCTAGTTATAATTGTCACGCTTGTAATGATTCAGGTCTTGTTCATAATTCTGACGGCTGTATTAACAACTATCTTGACGACTATGACCAAAGATATGATCTAGCAATAATTTGCTACTGTGAAGCAGTTTACCCTAAATACAATGAAGAAGGGCAACTTGTCAGTCATGGCTTTAGAGATGGAGATGGTAATATTAAAAATAGTATAGGAGTTGATGTAGATAAAGATATAATTAGAGAGTTACATAATATAAGAAAAAAAGGCTGGAAAACTACTGCTAGACTTATGAATAAGCATTTTCAAAAAAACCTTAAAAGCAAAAAAATACAATTACCAGAAGTAATACAAGATGTGAAGGATAAATTGGTAAATTTGAAGCTTAAATCAATAAATTAATAGTTTTACTCCCTCCAGATTGCATTTTAAGACCTCTATAAATTTATTCCTTTACGTTTATACCCTTGAAAAAACCTAAAGATTACCTAGTATATGATCCCTTGCAAAAATGTCATTATAGAATCCTTAACGGTAAGCGGTTATGGTTACAGCAAAAACCTAAAGAAGTGTACCCAGCCAAAAAAGGGCTAAACTTTGAACAGTTAACTATCTCGCTATGACCACAACACCAGATTCACCAATATTCTCACCTGAGGATATTAAACAATCAAGAATAATTGATTTAACTTTATACAAAAATAATCCTAGAGTACACAGTGACACCCAAATTGAAAGATTAGCAATCTCATTAACAGAGTTTGGCTTTACTAATCCTGTGCTCATTGATGACACAGGTAATGTTATTTGTGGTCATGGGCGTATTGCAGCCGCAAAAAAAATAGGATTAGATATAGTTCCTACAATTACACTTTCACATCTAACAGAAGATCAACGAAGAGCATACATAATTGCAGATAATCAACTGGCCTTAAACTCTAGTTGGGATGATGACATATTGAAGTATGAATTAGAAAAACTTTCAGAAAATGGTTTTGATTTATCCTTACTTGGTTGGGGTGATGACATTCCAGCTTTTGCAGATGAACCCGATTATGGCTCACTAGATGATTTTGATGACCCTACAGGTGAATTAGCCAACGATGTAATGAAGGCAATACAGATAGAGTTTAGACCAGAAGATTATGAAGAAGCTAAAGAAGTAGTATTAGAAGCTAGAAAAAAAGGAATCTATATTGGTCAGGAGCTAGTAAATGCGCTCAAAGCATTAAACTAATGAAACTTACTAAAACTTCTTTAGACGGAGTTCAGTTTTTCTATAGAGAAGGCTACTCAGATATTAAGACTTTCATTGAGGTCTTATCGAACAAGTCATATCTTAAAAAA